TAATGGATACTCTATGATGGATTGTCTAGAGACTGCGTGGATTGACATTAAAGACCGCAAAGGAAAGATGGTTGATGGCATCTTTGTAAAGGAAGCAGATTTGTGAAACTTGTTGAGGCATTGAGAAAAGGCAATGTCGATATAACGTATGAAAGTTTAAACAGCGGAAAAGAGATTACAAAAACATATACATTAAAAACTATATTTAAAGTAAATTTTAGTCTCTTGTCAAACAAACTTATTGCTTATGATGTAGAAGCAAGAGAATGGGAAGACATTGAAAAGTCTACCATTAAAAAATGGAGTATAAATGAATAGAGAAGAAGTGTTTGAGCAATTAAAGGAGGACGAAGGTGTCAAGTATGAAATCTATAATGACCATCTTGGCCTGGCTACTTTTGGTGTTGGTCATCTTGTTATTGAGAGCGATTCGGAATTTGGTTCGCCCTTGGGTACGTCGGTATCAGAGGAGCGAGTTTGGGAAGCGTTTGAGAAAGATCTGGACACATCTATTGATGAGTGCGAAGTTCTTTTTGGCCCCAAATGGCATGACTTTCCTGGAGAAGTTCAAGAAATTGTGGTAAACATGATGTTCAATATGGGGCGTCCTCGTTTGTCAAAGTTTAAGAACTTCTGCGCTGCACTAGAGGAAGGCGATTGGCCGAAGGCTGCTGTCGAAGGACGAGACTCTCGCTGGCATAAGCAAGTGACGAATCGTGCGGAACGCCTCATGGTACGACTAGAAAATGTATCTTAAACTCATACTTGTTCTAGGTATAGTCGGAGCTGCTGGTGGTGCATACGCGTATCACCAAGTCACTGTTGCAAAGTTAGAGAATGCGGTCATTCAGTTAGAAGCTAATAATCGTACTCTAAAAGAGAACAACAATGTATTACAGGCAGCGGCCGAAAACAATGCGACGAAGGTCGCGGAACTAGAGGCTCGAAGAGAGGAACAGCAGGCTCAGGTAACTGAACTCACTGCTGTAACAGCCTCTTTACAAGCGGAGAAGTCTAGGTTTATGAAAGTATTTAAAGACCACAATCTTACTCGCCTCGCAAGAGCAAAGCCTGGCTTAATTGAAAAAAGAGTAAATAAAGCCACCGCAGGTATCTTTAGAACAATAGAGGAAGAGTCAAAGGAGGTTGAAAATGCGGACGATTAGTATAGCATCATTACTACTTGTTAGTGGATGTTCTTGGTTTGGTGGTAAAGACATGCCACCACCATATGTAATGCCGGAGCCTGTTGTAATTACTAAAATAGAGACAGTTCCTATTCGTATTTATCAGCCGCCTCTGCCTCGTGAAATAGACATGCTCGATGTTAACTTCTGGATAATAACTGAAGAAAACTATCAGGAGAAACGAGCAGAGATTGAAAAGATGCTTGATGGACAGTTTGTAGTATTTGCTCTGACGCCAGACGGGTACGAGAAGATGTCCGAAAATTTACAAGAGTTGCGCAGATACTTTAAAGAAACAAAAGAAATTATTCTATACTATAAAAAGGCCACTACTTATGAGACTGAAACAGAAGATCAATCACAGAATGGACAAGCTCCAGGAGATGATGGAAAGCAATCAACACCTGGAGAATGAAGAAGCGGCCTATGATCTTACCCTAGAAGTAAGTAAGTTTTGGTCTGTATTAGATGAAGCTGATAAAGATTACATACAAATGTGTCAAATGGCTATTGAAGAACAAAAGGAGTGGAATGTATGAGTGCGTGGGAGAAACAAGTTGGTGGAGACCACTACAAGAAGTATGCTATTCAACCTACAGAGTATGCTGAGAGAAACGGCCTTACTTTCTCTGAAGGTTGTATAGTGAAGTATATTACTCGTTGGCGTGACAAAGGTGGAATTGATGACTTGCGAAAAGTTATTCACTATGCGGAACTCTTAATAGAGTTGGAGATACAGGCAGATAAACAGGTATAAAGTTATTGACACAACAAGCTTTAGCCCATATAATATGCACATCTTAAAAGAAACAAAGGAAAAATATAAAATGTCAGTAAAATTCAAGCCTAATGAAATTGTTGTGGATCGAGCTACAAAAGTAAAGACGAAGAAAGTATTCCCAATTGCGGGAGTGAAAACTTCAGAGCTTGTAGAACTGTGCACAAAATCTGACTCTGATTTACGTCGGGGTGAAAGGAAAACCCGTGCGAAGGCACGAAACGAACTAGCAAAACGAGGAGTAGCGCTATGAGAAATTTTAATTTTAGTATGAGAGATCGAGACCATAACGATGAGTCTATCTCTTTTGACTTTGATAGTAAGAATGACGCTGATGTACGACATAAACTGCGTAAGTTTTTCAAGGCTTGTGAAATGTCTGTAAATGATGAATTTACAGATGAGTTGTTTGAACGTCGAACAATGGTCGCTATAAAACTAGAAGCAGTTTGCGCTGAGGGTACTGACCCTTCCGCAGAAGAAGAGCTTTACGACTTACAAGAAGCTTTTGATCTGGTGATTGCACATGTCGAATCCGAACTATAGACTACTTCAGCAGGCGTTAACCGAACTGAATGCAGACGGTAACGAAGAACGTGGGCGAGAAGGAGAAGAACTCAAGATAACGTCTGACGGCTATGTGAATACAGCCCCGTCGGGCGAACTTCCAGTATGGAAAAAGGTAACAGCTCCGGGCCATCACGCAGGTGTTACAGAGGAACAGTGGGCAGAAGTATTAAAAGCACTACATCAGGAAAATAATTCTTGACAAGAATCCTCTTTGCCAGTATAATTATATTTCAAAAGAGGGAAAACTATGATAATTTCAGGAAGTATTGATTATTCTTACTCAGGTAGGAAGCGTAGTGTGAAAAGGACTCGGAAGACCGAACCAGTGTTTCGCCCCGCTTCCAAGCCTTTGTTAGTAGGTCGAGAGGATAAATACTATCCTTCTGCTCCTATGACGAAGTATAAGCCACCAGCGGATGTTTCGTACAAGCGGGAGGAAAGTAAGAATTATACTGTAGCAATCGCCTATAATAAAGGTGGTTACATGGTAATTGGCAAAGATAACATTAAGGATATTGGTAAGTGATTCATACACCGCTATTTAGAGCCAAGGAAAGACATATACAAGATAAGCTTGTTATGGTGTGCCTTGAATTTATTGAGCTGAACTACGATAAAAAGTTAGCACAGCTCAGTAGAGAGGAAATGAAAGAGTTGGATGATTTTGCTTTTCGTAATGTTAACTCTGTAATGTGCTATGGAATACGAGAAAATATTAAAAGGTGGGAAAGAGCACACGAAACCACCGTAGAGGGAGGCGAATACTTGAAAGAGTTAAACCTTCGAGAAGGAGAGGACTAAGTGGCATACAGCGAACAGGTTATGGATCATTATGAAAACCCACGGAATGTGGGAAAACTCGACAAAGATTCCCAGACTGTTGGCACGGGCTTAGTGGGTGCGCCTTCGTGCGGTGACGTAATGGTTCTACAGATAGACGTAGAAGATAATATTATCTTAGACGCTAAATTTAAAACTTATGGGTGTGGAAGCGCTATTGCTTCCAGCTCACTATTAAGTGAGTGGGTAAAGGGTAAGAGCTTAGAAGAGGCGGGTAATATAAAAAATACGGACTTAGCTAATGAACTTGCACTTCCACCTGTTAAGATTCATTGTAGCGTATTAGCAGAAGATGCTATAAAAGCTGCGATAAAGGATTACAAAGAGAAACAAGTATGATGATGGATAGGTTGTATCAGGAAGCAGAAAGCATTGTTTTAGCAATGTGGGACGAAGAACCTGAAGAGATGGCAGCAGAAATTTCTGTTCAGCTTTCAATTAGCGCAGATTATGCGTGGGAGTTAGTTCAACAAGTTATTGTAAACGAAATTCGTATTGAAGAAGGTTACAATGATGGAGACAATGATTTATTTGATTGGGACGGAGACGCATTAGCCTCCGCAGGATTCGGAACTGATGAAGACTACTTCTAATATTATTGATTTCGCAAAGTATAAGAAAGCTAAACAGAGAGCAATCTCTGTAGTAGTAAATGACAGTTTTGACACTGCTACTTTTACTTATACCGTAACAAATGATATTGGAGAAATGTTTGAGTTTGAGATACCTTACCCAAATTATGATGATTTTTTCGACAGTTAATAAAAAATAGTTCTTGACACTTAACCTATTTACCGTTATAATTGTATTCATAAAAGAGAGGAAGCTCTTTAAAAATCCACTAGAGATACCCCCTAGTTATTTGGAGTATCGCCCATACCCCTCAGGCGTAAGTGAGTGGAGGATTCTAACTTCCTCCTAGTTAGACGGTATAGTTGCTACGATAAGTGACTCTTCGGAAGGCAGTCCGATGCGGATATAAACTGCCCTTGGGGAGCTAATGACCCCGTTGCCCCATAAACTGGTACCGATTCCTATGGGCACGTCGAGTCTTTCAGGCTAGAGACGACGTTAAAACATAAACCCCTGCCGAGAAGAGAACTCGTAGACCATCTCCGTGTATGCACGCCACGTTAATCAAAAGGATCTAATCCGGGTGTAGGTTTTAAGGCTTTTTTCCTGATAATAAAAGGCCACTATTTCTGAGATGAGGCAAACTGTCATGGAGTAGATAAGACTTCCCCGAAGAAGCACTACACCTCATCGAACACCTGGGGGTGAGCAATCAGCCTTAAAGCGTAACGCGCCCCCGCCTATTTTAGAGGTCTTTATGTATGTATGTATTTGCAATAATATATCAACTAAAGACTTAGAAAGAGACCCGTCCCTTATTGATAAGGTGGGTTCAAAATGTGGTAAATGTATTGCGCCAATGGTTGCGCAGAGCTTTATAAACGGAGTTTATACATGCCAGCAGGAAAAGGTACTTACGGTAAAAAAAGAGGTCGTCCCGCCAAAAAAGGTAAGCAAAAGCTGCCAATGTCTTTCATGAAGAACATGAAGAAAAAGAAAAAATCAAAGAAGAAACGTAAATAATGGCTGCTCGTGGATTGTATGCAAATATAAACCGCCGAAAAAAGAAGGGTACTAGTAGAACGAAGAAAAAGTCTACTATCTCGCCCAAAGCTTATTCCCTGATGAAAGCAGGGTTTAAGAAGAAGAGAAAGAAAAGTGGCAGCAAAAAAACGAAGAAGCGTTAGAAAGAAAGATCCCCGCCTTAAAAGAG